CCCCTGGCGAGTCCACGATCAGAAATACGGAAGCTTGGCCTGCATCGACTTGATCTGGTCGACGAACGTGTTCTTCTTCTCTTCCACGGGGAGGCGCTTGCCGCGCACTCCTGGGTCTCCGTCCATTACGCCGTCCGTTCGACCCGCTGCGGGGCGGCCCGCATCGCCACGAATCTTCGACACCTGCCCGCGGACCTCGGCCGCGACGCGGGCCATGGCCGCGCGCGCGTCACCCGGAATCTGGCCCGTCCCGCGCGTTTCGCGACGGAACGCCGCCTCGACCAGATCCGGGTGCTCGGCCGCGTCCGGATAGGACGTTCGGAACTCGGTCCACAGCGCGTCGAGTTGTCGCGCCTGCTCGGTCGACACGGCGGTCTGCTCTGCACGAGACGCAGCCGCGAGCGCGCGGCGATTCGCTTCGATTGACCAGGCACGGAACTGATCCGGATTCGACACAGGATCAGGAGGCACACCGAGTTCTGGATCAGGCGTGTGAACGGGAGCCGGCGCCGAAGTACGCTGCCCCTGAACCAGCGCATCGAGTGCAGCTTCCGCACGAGACGCCCGCTGCTCGAGCTCCTCTTCTCGCTTGTTGCGCTTCGCAACGTCCGCATCGAAGGACTCGACGCGGGACTGCTCCTCAAAGGTCGGCTCGGGAAGACCCACTACATATGCCCCCTTGTCGAGGCACATACACTACCGGTAGTGGCTATGTCAAGCTCTTCCCTTCCGACATCCTCTCCAGCCGCCGGCGGAACCGGCGGAGCTCGAAGAGCCGGATCCAGCCCTGGACCGCCATCTCGGGGGGCAGGCCTCCTCCACCCGAGATGCAGTCAAAAATAGGTTTCAGAATGGCGACCTCTTCCGAATCGAAGTAGGGCTCAAACTGCTGAAGCTGCCGCACCGCCGCAGTGCGCCTAGCCAGCAGCTCGACCTCCTCCGGGGTCGGGCTCACCCCTGAACCCCACCCAGTCCGCCGGCCGCCGCGGCCTCCGGCCCCGGTGCACCAGCGCCAATGACCCCCGGAAGGCCCCCTGGCGAGGGGGGACCGCCGCCAGGGGGCATGCCCGGCCCGGCGCCCCCGGGTGCCTGGCCGGACACAGTTGCCGCCATCATCTCCTCGAGAGTCGGCGGCTTCTTCCGGATCGCCATCACGTCCACGCCCGTCAGCCGCAGGAGCTCCTCGACCACGAGCACCGGATCGATCACCTGCATGGCCGCCTGGGCCAGCACTTGGTTCTGCCCGATCACTCCCAGCGCCTGCATCATGCCCCGGGCCTTCGTCTGCCGCTCCATCAGGGCACTGATCCCGCGCACCCGGAACCGGAACCGGAGCTCGAGAAGCTCGCTCCGGCGCTCCGTCAGCGCATCGACCACGTCCTGACCCACCGCCCCCACCAGCCAAGGGAGCTTGGCCGGGTCCGCCTCCTGCAGGATCGTCTGGAACGCGATCTCGAGCGCCGGCTCCAAGATGTCCGTCTCGATGTCCAGCGCGATGCTCCGGAGCATCGCACTCTGGTTCGCCTGCACGGCCCCAATCTCCGTAGCCGTCGTGTCCCCTGTCGAAATCTGCCCCACCGACATCTCGCTCTGGTTCGCCGACTCCCGAAGCTCATCCTTGAGCCCCTGCCGCACCGGCACCAACTCCGGCGGCACCGTGCCCAGCGCGATGCTGGTGAACGCCCGGCGCGCGTCGTCCAGATCCTCATTGCCCTGCAGCGTCATGTTCGGATGCACGCCGCTCTCGAGCTTGCTCGCATCCTCCAGCAGGTGCGGAAGCACCACGTTCAGGTTCATCGATGCCGTAGTCCCAGCGTCCAAGATCAGGTTGTTCAACTCCGAAAAGGCTCGCGCCAAGGGCGCGAACTTTTCGGCGTAGGTCTTGCCATAGGGCGCGAACGGGACCTTGATCAGGCTCCCCGCCACGCACCAGTCCTTCTCGTGCCAATACGGGTTCCTCTCCCGCCGGATCGGCACCTTCTCGTTGGCCAGCACCACGAGCTGGTTCTCACCGTGGACCTTGCCCTCGTTGTCCACGATGGTGCAGAGGAACTCGTCGATGATCACCGGACTTCGTCCAGTGATCATCGTAGCCGTGTTCGTCCCGCCCGTTTCCTCGCGCTGCTTGGCCTGCTTCTCGTCCGTCATCGAGTGCAAACCGTCGATGGCCTCGGCATCGTAGAGCGGCTTGCCATCCACGTCCTTCAGCGCCTTCCAGGCCTTGACCTGGTACAGGTCCATCTCCCGCCGCCGGCGCCGGTACAGCCCGCGACCCGTGGCGTCGATCCAGAAGTTCCGCGCGTCAACCGGGTCGATCCGCAGACCGTACTCGTCCCAGGTGATCGCCATCACCGCGCAGGACAACGACCCGCTCTTGATCACCTCGCTGAACACGCTCTGGAACGGCGTGCAGTGGCCCGAGACACTTCGCCCGCAGCGCCCAAGAAACGCATCGAGCAGCTTGCGCACCATCGGCTCGAGCGGCTTCGTCTCCTCGGTCGGCGCCTGCGGAGCGTACCACTCCCCCGCCGACTGCATCGCGTCCCGAATCCCCGCCGCAAACCGGTCAATGTAGGTCGAGAACTCCGGCATCACCTCCTGGCTCTGCCAGTTCGCCTTCGCCGAGAAGTCCATCCGATCCCAGTACAACTCCCAGTTCGCCGCCCACACCGCGTCCCGCCCGCCCGGGCCACCCTGCCGAGACTCGACCGAGTCGGTGATGTAACCCGTGAGGATCTTCGCGAGCTCCTCATCCGACAGATCAGACGACTCCTCGTCTGATCTGTCGGATGAACTCGGGTCTTCCCCAATCGTGGCCGGCGGAGACTCAAGCACCTTCAGGAACGGACTGGACATCACACCCCCTTGCGCTGCACGGGCAGCGTCCTGGCCTCCTTGGGAAGTACCAGACCTGGCCGCTCAAAGCCCAACGGGCCCCGGCGCTGGCCGAAGAAACTTGGGCGGCGGTCGGCGCCCGTCGAAACGCCCGTAGGGCGCTTCGACTGGTACAGCTTCCTCAACGGAAAGATCGCAGCGGCCAAGTACCCCATCACATCCCCCGGGTGGCTGGCCATGTCCTTCACGGGCTCGGCCGTCGTCACGCCCGTCCTCGCGACGTGATAGTGCCATCCGCCGCGCAGCGCCTGACTGACGGGCTTCGCGCGGTCGCGGTCGACGCGGATGATCCCGTACCCGTCCCTCGTTCTGGACAACGCTGCCCGTAGCGGATCGATCCGATCCGCCACGGACACCGGCCCCGGCCGCCAGCGGCCCCCGAGCTCGCCACGGATCACCTTCACGGCCGTCTGCTGAGAGCTCGACTGCTCCCGCATCGACCCGTTCGGGTCTCCCGTGTGCCACCAGGCGAAGTTCTCGTAGTCGATCACGAGGCACGGTTTTACCGTGCCTCTGATCAGCTCCTGCACGCCAATGCCTTCCCCCACCCAGGCGTCGAGCACGTACAAGAAGCCCTGCGGCGTGACCTGCGCGATGGCGCACGTCGGATTGAGACCAAAGTCCCAGGCCATGATCAGATCTGCGCCTCGAACGGGGAGAAGCCCCGTTGCCAGATGAAGATCGTCACTCCACTCTGGAGTGACGGCGATCCCCTTCCTCTGGAACCCGAACTTGCCATCGACGAACCGCCGCACCAGGTCCGGACGGTGCGCCCACATCGTTCGGAGATCCTTGTAGTAGCTCGGCGGCAGGTTCGTCTGGTTCTCCGGAACGGAAGTCTGCCAGCTCCGGAAACCTTCGGTTCCCGGGCTGACAAATTTCCGATACGTCCAATGATTCTCATCCGAGTTGTTCTGCGCCAGCTTCACCGGGTACCACTTCATCCCCGTCTGGCGCAGACGGCTCATGCCCATGTCGAAGATGAGCTCGTCAATCCCCCCGCTTTCAGCAGCGGGACTAGGCTCGTCCATCGCAATGCCGCCCAACTCCCGCGACTGCAGCTTGGAGGCGTCGCTCGGATCATCCATCCCCAGGAACGTCACCTCGCCCCGCATCTCCCCCACGTTCCAGGTGAACGTCTTGGTGCTCGCCTTCCATGTCCCCATCACCCCCGGCGGGAACCACTTCGTGAACTCCTTCAACGTCGTGTCGCGGAGTGACTCCCAGGTGTCCCGCACGAACGCCCATCGGGCTTGGGGGTTGTGCTGCGTGTGCTCGAAACACGCCCAACAAAGAGCGGCGGATTTACCTTCCCCCACCCGCGAGCTGAACAGATCAGCTCGCGCGCGGGACCGGATGAACTG